GGGGGTGAAACTGCCGAAAATTAGCTAGTTTCTGTTTTTTTGCCACAACCCACTGGAATCGCTAAGAGTGTACAAAATTTTGACACCCCCGTCAGTTTTTTGACAGGCATATTTACCAAAGCGTTTTATTAGGAAAACTAATAGTTTATATTAGTTAAACTTATACATATAGTACTATTTTTTGTGAGGTGACAATCCGAGGGGACCTATGCCACTCTGTAACTTATGGCATTGAAAAATAAATTGTTCTATGAAGAAGAGGGGATTAGGTATCTCTGTCAAAAAGCTTACGCTGAATATAGAGGCTGTAATAAGAAAACTATATATAGATATATAAAGGATAAGAAACTGACGAAAGGACTGATCGAAAGAGAAGGCCAACTATTTATTGATGTGACGAAAGCCGATAAACAATTGGCGCAACTAGATCCCTCAAATAAATTAAGAGGTGACACGCAGAGACTAACGAAAGGTAAAAAGATTCAAGTTGAATTAGAGCCGGAAGTCATCCCGCCCGATACGGATTCTTATGCTTTTCATCGAGCGCAAAAAGAAGCCTATGCTTCTAAACTCGAGAAGATAAAATACGAGAAACAAGTTGGGTCTCTCATCAATAGAAAACAAGTAGAATTAGAAGCTGAAGCACTGGGTCGGAGAACGAGAGATGCTGTTTTAAATGTCCCGCCCAGAATCGCTGCCCTTTTAGCAGCGACTACAGAACGAGCTAAATGTGAAATCATTGTAGAGAGTGAGTTAAGGAAAGCATTAGAGGAGATAGTCCTCCAAGATCAAGTTGTCTTAGAAGCGATAAAAAATAAGGAGATTGCCGATGTTAAATTTACAAGTGAAAGCGAAGAACTATAGCGAGATGAAGACGATTCTAAATAGTCTCTGTGTTCAACTTTTTGAATTCGAAGAAAAAGGGTTTTTTGATGACGGTCAAAACGAATGGGTGCATCAACGAGAAAATTATTCTCTAGAGTGTTCTGACGTAGATGGGAGACCCTTCCCGGAAGAAGATACATATAATCCTAAACAAGCGAACTTCCTAGATGTGCTTGAAAAAACACAAACAACCTTAAGACCAAAAAAGAAATCTAATAGTAAGAATAAAAAACATAGATGAAAGAAGTAGAGTCCATCTCCGTTTATGCTAATGCCTTTCGATTAGGACTAAAGCCCAATGAAATTCTTACGGTCTCAGAATGGGCCGATAAATATAGGGTCTTGTCGGAAGTAGCGTCCGCAGAGCCCGGCCCGTGGAGAACTTCTAGAGTTCCTTACTTAAAAGAGCTAATGGACGTTTTGTCTTCGCATGATCCTACACAAGAGATAGTCTTCATGAAGTCGGCTCAAGTTGGGGGAACGGAAGCGGGCAATTGTTGGCTTGCTTATATTATTGATTATAATCCCGGTCCAACGATGATGGTCATGCCTACTCTTGAAATGGCGAAGCGGAATTCAAAGCAAAGAATTGCTCCTTTGATTGAATCCTCACCTAGACTTCAAGAGAAAGTTAAAAGTTCAAAGTCTAGAGATTCCGGGAACACTGTTTTACAAAAAGAATTTCCGGGCGGTCTTTTAATTATGGCGGGAGCAAATTCTCCTGTCGGTCTTAGATCCACCCCGGTAGCGTTTTTAATATTGGATGAAGTGGATGCTTTTGGGAATACTTCTGAAGGGGACCCAATTGCTTTGGCGACAGCTAGACAGCGTACCTTTAGTAAAAAGAAAAAATTATTAATATCAACTCCTGTAGTAGAGAGTACCTCAAAAATAGAACCCGCTTATCAAATGTCCGACAGGAGAAAATATCATGTTCCGTGTCCGCATTGTGGAGCATATCAACATTTAAAATTCCCTAATCTAAAATTTACAAAGGATGGGGGTAACGTGGTAGATGCAGAGTATGCTTGCGAAGAGTGTGGGGTATTAATTGGGGAGCATCATAAAACAGATATGCTACTTGCGGGTAAATGGATTAAAGAGAATCCCGATTCCCCTATTGCCGGATTTCATATAAATGCTCTTTACTCTCCGCTTGGCTGGTTCAGTTGGATCGAAATTGGGACGGAGTGGTTTGCTGCCCAGAAAGATCCGACGAAGTTGCAAACTTTCATTAATACTGTTTTAGGGGAATCGTGGAAAGAGAAAGGCGACGCTCCTGATTGGGAGAGACTTTATGAAAGAAGAACTTCTCGTCCTCTTAATGTCGTACCAGAGAAAGGAATGTTTCTTACCTGTGGATGTGACGTTCAGAAAGACCGACTCGAATTAGAGATCGTGGCATGGGGGAGAAACCTACAATCTTGGTCGGTAGACTACAGAGTTCTGATGGGGGATACTTCCGAACAAGAAGTTTGGGATAAATTAGAAGAAGTAATAAATGAATCATGGCCGGTGGAGAATTATAATATTCCGATGAAATTGAGAGCTACGGGAATTGACTCTGGTTATAATACGCAAATGGTGTATAATTTTGTGAGGAAGCAAGACCAATCAAAAGTTTTTGCAACGAAAGGTCAAGAGTCATTGCAGCAAATAATTTCAAGTCCGAAAAAAGTAGAAATAAAACTAAACGGAAAAAGACTGTCAAGAGGAGTCAACCTTTGGTCTCTCGGCGTAAGTGTAGCCAAGTCCGAGCTATATGGCTTTCTAAGGCAAGCCGCTCCAAAAGAGAGCGACGAGCGTCCCGTGATCGGGTATTGTGATTTCCCGGAATATGGAGAAGAGTTTTTTAAAATGATAACAGCAGAAGAAGTCTTTGTTCATAAAATTCGAGGGTTTGACAAACGAGTATGGGAAAAAACCCGTGATCGAAACGAGGCTTTGGACTGCCGCGTAATGGCGCGGGCCATGGCATCTCTTGTCGGAATTGACCGTTTTAAAGAAAAAAACTGGGAACGACTTGAAAAAGGGCGACCAATTGTTAATACTAGTATAAATATACCTAAACCCGTTGCGACAAAGAAAGCAAAAATTGTTCGCAAGAAATCAGATTGGCTTTAATTATGGCATGGACACAAGAAGATATTGACAAGCTTGAATCTGCGATGGCGGAAGGGGCTTTACGAGTAAAGTATAAAGATAAGGAAATCGAATATCGCTCTCTTAGAGAAATGCAGAAACTTCTAGAGCAAATGAAACAAGAGGTTTCGGGCAAAGCAAAAACTGTCAGAGTAACGGCAATTCACGATAAAGGCTTATAATGTCATTTCTAAAAAACCTCTTTATAAAGAAGAAAGAAAGAAAATACGAAGGCGCGAGTCTAGGTAGGAGACTATCTAAATGGAATTCTCCCGGGACAGATGCGGATGCGTCTCTTCGGGGGAACCTAAGTCATCTTCGAAATAGATCCCGAGATCTTGTCAGGAATAATCCTGTTGCTGCCGGAGCTTTAGATTCATTAGTTGATGAAATCGTGGGCGAAGGTATTGTAGGCACAATTAAACATCCTGATAAAAAGACTCAAGATAGACTAAATAAACAATGGAGATCGTGGGCCGAATCAAAGCAAGCTGACTTTAATGGCCTCCAGACTTTCTACGGACTACAAAGATTAGTCGTTCGCTCTGCCCTTGAAGGTGGGGAGACTATTGTTAAATCACTTAAAAAAAAATCAGGATTCCCTTTAGAGCTACAAGTCTTGGAGGGCGATCATTTGTCTTTATTTGAGAGTAAAGAAAATAGTGACGGAAGCCGTATATATCAAGGTATTGAGTACAATAAAAAAGGGAAGAGAATTGCTTATCATTTACTCGATGAGCATCCCGGAGCCTCTACGATTTTCACTAATCACAAACAAACTAGATATAGTGTCGATGATATTGCTCATATCTTTAGAGTAGATCGAAATGGGCAGAGCAGAGGGATTCCTTTCCTATCGCCTGTATTAGTACGGATAAAAGATTTAGATGATTATAATGATGCTCAAGTAGTACGACAAAAAATAGCCGCTTCGTGGGCCGCTTTCATTACTGATTATGAAGCCGGGGATCTCGATGATACCGACGAAATTGAATTAATTGAAAAAATAGAGCCGGGGATGATTGAGATTTTACCTCCGGGTAAAGATATTAAATTTGGAAATCCCCCGAGTGTAGAGGGATATGGCGAGTTCAACTCGGTGCATCTCCATCATATTGCTAAGGCCCTTGGCATATCTTATGAGCTTTTGACAGGAGATTTCTCTAAAACAAATTACTCATCTGGAAGAATGGGGCATTTAAAAACTCAGAAAACAATCAGGACTTATAGGAAGCATGTTTTAAAACCTATGTTTTTAGATTTTGTTAAAGCTAAATTTTTTCAGATTTTATTCCTTCAAGGGGAAAATATAAAAGAAGCAACTATGCAATGGACTGCTCCTAGAACAGAGATGATTGATCCGACTAAAGAGATTCCTGCGGCTAGAGATTCTGTCCGAGCAGGATTATCGACTTTAAGTAGTGAGATTAGAAAAGCCGGATTAGATCCAGATGAAGTTATGACAGAATGGAAAGAAGATGCAGACAGATTAGATAAAGACGATTTATTCTTTGATTCTGATCCTAGAAGAATCAATAGAGGAGGGTCATTGCAGGATAATCTTGTCAATGAGGACCCGGACGATAATAATATAGATGTATCTGACAAAAGTAAAAAACAAGAAAAGAAAAAGGAAGATAAATCCAAGGAGAAGGGAAATGACAAAAAACAAAAAGAAAAATGATATTCAAGCGGGGGAAGTCTTCGCCCATAAGATCTCCGGGAAGCCGAGATCTTTTAATAAAGAAGAGAGAACCTTTGAAGTTATCTGGACTACTGGAAGACGAGTAGACCGAGGTAATTACGCTATGGAGCTTGATTTATCTGAACAAGCCGTTGATCTTTCGAGATTAAAAAACGGAGCCCCTGTTTTAGATAACCACGATTCTTCAGGTGGGATGTGTGGTCCGGCTCAAGGGCTACATGGAAGATCTCAAGGTCAAATCGGCGTAGTCGAGGACGCAGGGTTCTAAGGCGAAGGCAATAAAAGATTGGGGATCGCTAAATTAAGATTATCGTCAAGAGAATCTGTTAAGCCT